GAATATTATTAAATTGTGTAATATTTTCAACAAGACCAGTTGAATATCCAACAGTAGAAATTCCATTAATAACTAATGCATCGCAAGGTGTAGAACCATCTGGATATGGTGTCTGCGGAGCCTCTTCAAGATTTCTATTATCTTCATATTCAAAGAGTTCTACATTATCGACAAATATATCAGTATCTGTCGTAGAAACATCTTTAATAATTTTTGCAGTTGGGAAGATTAAAGGTTCTAATACATCTCTCGACTTACTTACGAGTTCACCATTAACCTTTTTATCCGTCTTTTGTTTTGTCCAAGAGAGAGGTTTGAAATTAATCTCATCAATTCCTTGGTCAAAATATCTGTTGGTCTCAAATTTGTCGGAGAATGCTAAATTGTAAACTGTTCTTTCATTTTGAGTGACTGTATTCTCAATATAATTGTTGCTTATTACTTGAACAACATCACCAGTTTTTATTGATGGTTTTTGATTTACGTTTGCACTAGAGTCAACACCATCAACACCTTTATAATAATAAATTTCAACTTCATCTGATGGTAACGGTGCTTTGGTAAATGCAAATGAAGTTCCACCATCAAATACAAAGTTAGTCACCGGTTTTTGAATAATACCATTTATAAAGATAATCAATATGTTATTGATATTTTCTGCAATTGGTGTTCCTGGAGTTGGTTCAAAACTGAGAAGTTCTCCATTATATGAAAGTGGGAATCTAATTCTTGTTCCGTTTTGTAAATTTTTAATTGAATCAATGTAATCAAGTTCACCAAATTCCCAAGCAGCAAAATTATCAGTATAAGTATCAATAACAGTGATTTCAAAATCCTGTAAAGGAGAATTGAGTGTTGAGTCAGTAACTAAACCAACTGGTTTAAATCTATCACCCCTCCTGAATGCATATCCAGGTCTTGAGAACTGGAAGTCTTTTACTTCAAAATAAGTAGATCCTATACCTATTGCTGAGGTAGCACCACCAACTATGACATCCATCAACAATCCAATACCAGTGGTTGTTGTGTTACCAATACCCTCTCTATAAACACCAGTAATAGGTAGATTTTCATATGATGGATCGGATACAAATATGGATGGACTTGTATATCCTGTTCCTGCATTTACAATATTGAAAGTCAAAGTTCCACCAGCACCAACATTTGCTGTTGCTGTTATTTCTGCTGGAGTTCCAGAATGACCTTCTTCAAAAACGGTTACTCCAATAGAAACCAATCCATTGTATCCAGATCCAAGATTGTCAGTTGCTCCCAATCCAACAGATGTAATAGCACCTGCACCATTAACGACGGCAGTTACAGAAGCACCAACAAGTGGTGCAAATCCAAGTCCTGGTGTAGATCCATATGAAACAATGATTCCACCTCTAGGAACCTCATTTTGGTTAACGTCATAGTCAGAAACCACATATTGAAGTGGATCATCAGGTCTAGTAATTCCAGAGAATGATACACTAGATATTCCTGCTACAGTATCTTCTAGAATTTGATAATTAAATACTGATGGATTATTATCAGTTTTTGGTGATTGATAAATGTTGTTGATAAAGACAAGTCCATTACTTGCCTCTGTTCCAATCCCGGCGGTGTTGGCACCACCAACTGTTAAGGTAAATGTTCTTCCTATTCCTGTGAATTTATCTGATATGTCATCATAAATTTTATTATTATCATAATGCGATTTCAGGAATACTCTACCGTTAAATGATGAAGTTTCATAGTCCACATTAGATGCTGTTTTATCAATTTGGGGATTACCTCTTGGTGGTTGTGTAAAATGAATATCACTATCAACAATATTAAAGGATCCTTTATAAACGTCTACAGTAGTAGAACTTGTGTGAGTTGCCGCAGAGGTTCCAACAAACCCTCTTTCAACTTCAACAAGTTTTACATTTCCACTATTAGTAATAGGACCAATACTGGTTGTTCCAAATCCAATATTAGTTACTCCCATATATTCATCATCAACTAATAATATATCATTAGGATTAATTGAGGAAATACCACTTAAAGGAATAATACTTGTATTAACTCCCAAGTTTTCCGATAAACTATGACTTATTCTTGCAAATGCTATTGGATATTGAACAAGTTTATCAACACTAATAATACACTTAGTGCTTCTTTCCTTCATGGTAAATCTATGAGCATTTCCTTCACCAAGAGATGAGAAGGTTACTCCAGTACCACTTTGAGCTGCCGCAGTTGTTATTGCAACTTTAAAGGAATCCTCATTTATCTTAATAGCATATACCGTGGAAGGTAAAACATCAGTTGCATTGGTCATCATGGCACTAGTGCCGACTCCAACAACAGTTGAATTTGGAGTGTAAATCAACTCTTCACCAGTCTGGAAGAAATGATTGTCTATTGAGAATACACCCGTTGTTGTTGATAGGGCAGCAGAGTTTGGATTAAATGTCTTTGAGAAAATTGGGATATTATTATTTCTCAATGTAAATCTAGTTCTATTAATTCTATCTCCATTAATCGCATTGTAGAATTTTTCATCAACACTGTCGGTCACAGGACCATAAACTAAATCTTCATAATCATTGGAAGAATCTACTACAGTGTAGAAAGATTTATTGAAGATTTCAATATCAATTTGTTGATTTTGATCATCCGGATAGAATTTTAATAGTAAATTAGATCCAGATATTTCACCTCCAAATGTACCAAGTCCAGCCACATCATCAAGATTATCTGTATTAGATGCTGAAAGAATTGGTAGTTGCTGAGTATAAACATCAGTTCCATCAGAAACCATCATGACTTGATGAAGTGCTTTAGTCGATCCTGCACTTACTTGAACTACAGATTTTGAAGAATCAAACAGTGTTCTATCTAAAGAATTAATTACTGTAGATGCAGAAGATACTGTTGATTGATAGTTTGAATCATAAATTACACTTCTTTCTTGTCCATCTGCTTGATCAAGTGATTTAAATCTATATGTGCCTATTCCAGTTGCAGTTGCACCAAATCCAACAATGTTAGTTTTTATATTAAGTAAATTAGATGAAGTATTTTCGTGTGTTATTGATAACACTCCATTATCCAAATTAGAATAGAAAGTGCCTATTTGATTTCCTGTAGATGCGTTTAGTGAATTATCAATATAATATTCTGAAAGATAAGTGTTTGTTCCATCATGTGCAACATATAATCTTGCATAGTTCATGTCAAATGTCACACTATCCAAGATTACCGCATTAATATAAAGAGATTCAAAAACACCTGAGTCAACAGAAATTATTGTTGTTGTGCCCAAACCAACATTAGTATTTTCTGTAACAATAGATCCAGTTAAATTTACAAATCCAACACTCTGCGTTCCGACTCCAGTTGATGGTGTATTGAATATTTGTTTGACATATTTGACATCATAGTTTGTATTGAAAGGATCATTTGGAGTGAATCTCAAAAATGTTTCATCAAATTCATTTTCAAATATATCAAAACTTCCATATGAAGTATCAGAATTTTGCAATGACTCATTTTCAACTATAACAGTTTCAATTCCATCACTTAAAGTAGTAACATCTGTTAATTGAATTTCACTACCATTTTCACTGGTAACTCTGAACAAATAGTTTGTATATAAAAGATCATCGACTTCATCAATTGATAAAAATTCAGTATTTTCTGCTTCCGAATTTGAGAATAGATTACTAATATCATCAATTGATAATACATTAAGGTTTCTCAATTCAGCATAATTGGTGAGTCTTTTATTCTCAAGTTTTAGGAATTTGGAGGTTGAATTAGTAACATCTATATCGATGGTGTTGTCAAAGTTATTAATAGTATCTACTCTTTTTTTATCAATAATATCGTAAATAAGTGTAAATCCATCTTTTGGAGTTGTTCCTACTCCTGCTGATACAGAAGATGTTATTGCAGTATCGGCAAAATTCTTTAATCCACTAGTATGAACTAAACTTTCTACAGGAGATTGTTGATCTTTGTAAGAAATAGAACTCTTTACCGAATAAGAAAGGTTTTGATAATAATCATTATCCGCAACAACTTGATAATCCTCACTTAATTTACCAATTCCATTATTCCATCCAATGCGTTTTAAGTTTGCATATTCAACATCAAAACTTGCTTCATTTAAATCTAATGATTCTATTGTTGCGATAACTCCAGAATTAGTTCCTTTAATAATTTCTCCAACAGATAATTCATATAAACCGGAAACTTTTAAAGAATTTCCAATGTTTTTTGCAACTGACAAATCTCTAACTATTTCATTTGAAGATAATGTTTCTCCTTCAAAAAATTGTGATAATTTTTGAGATACATTAAATTGTGGATAATCATTTTTATTGATTACAACTCCAGAATAATCTTGAAGTGTTTTTGCAATACCAGTGTTTGTAGTAAAATCAGATACATCAATCGTTACGGTATCATTAAGTCCGAGAGAATTATATGCCTTTACCTCAAAGAACTTGAATCCATAATCCGAAGAATTAAATCCATCACCATAACTACTATCCTTTTGAATTCCCTCAATATAAACTTTATCACCAACATTAAAAGGTTGAGTAATAAAAGTAGCTGCGGTTCCTATGCCTGGTGTCGATATTGTGCACGTAAAAATACCGGTATTTGAAGAATCTACACTTATAATTGAAACTCCGTTAGTATTATTAGTTGCAAATATTTCTACAGTTTCGTCTGGCAAACCTGCAGGTTCTGATTCAACATCTACCGAGGAAATTGCTGATCCTGTTAAATTTGCTATCAGAAGTCCAGAATCTATTATGCTTCTGCTAATAGGATCAACAATAATCAAAGTTGGTGGATTTGAATATCCATCTCCACTATTGATAATGTTTATTTCATCTATTGTATTAAAATCTTTTAATAAAATAGTAGGAGATACACTTGCCTTGGGACTTAATGTTTTATCAGAAGAATATGTAAACCTATCACTCAAAATTCTCTTTTCTTTTATAGATCCAACCGAATTTGATTTAGCATTTACAATTAAATCAGATCCAAAAGCAGAATTTGTTGATTCTAAAGTTGGTAAAGACTTGTATCCAGATCCAAAAGATAAAACGTTTAGTGAACTTACTGGTCCAGATGCAAATGCAGATGTTGTTGAATATTCTAAAACAGAACATTCGGTAGAAATATATGAAGATTTTTCTGGTTTTGCTGAAATATTTAAATTAAAAGTAGTTTCTCCTGCTCCCGTTACAATAAATGTATCATTGTAGATACTCTCTTGATATTTTATTTCCGAATAATGTTCAACTTCATTATCAGAAATAATTTTAACACCTTCTTTCTCTAAATTATAATATAAAACTTTGGGATTATCGGATTGATAATTTAACGTCAAAGAAGATGTGGTGCCTACACCAACAGTTCCTACTCCAGAAACAACAAAGGTATCTGTAGATCCCGTGGAAACAAATTCATTATTAAATTTAGAATCGGTATAAATTTTGAATTCATATCCCGACAGACTTGAATCTGTTAAGTCAAATACCAAATTATTATTTTCAATTAGATTTAATCTTGGATTTATTAATGACAGTGATTGTGAAATGCCTCCAGTTGAAGCAAAACTTACAACTACTGGTGGATTTTGTTGAGAGTCGGAATAAGTTTGGCAAAGATTGAATTTATTGTCATCAATCTTATAAACAAAATATTCTCCATAAGAACTATCTTCATAAAGAACTTTGTCACCTGTTTTTAATTCATGATCATTTATCGTAAAATCATTTGTAATAGTATCAATTGCTGTTGAATTAAATCCAATTGGATTTACTACAATGTTTTTAATCTTGTCATTATAAACAACACGAACTGAAGTAGAAGTTCCAATTCCTACCGAAAGTTTTGGATTAACATTTAATGTTACAGTATCTCCATCTCTCAGATGATGTGCAGTAGAAACAGAAACAGCAATTTCACTCTTTTTAACATCACCCAATATTTGAGTATAATTAGATTCAAGCATGTATTGATCACTATCATCTGCATTTGTATGGAAGAATAATTCTTCACCATTAATAGCAGTTTTTAATCCAATCAAATTTGGATTTTTATTAATTACAAAGAGATCTGTAGGTAAGTCAAATTGTGATAATCCATCAGTAGAAACGAGTATGTTAGATCCATTAGGAGTATAAACAACTGATTGATTAGTTACAAATGGATGATTGTGAATATTAATACTCTTAGATGGAATATCATTATTCACCGAAATATTTCCAAAAACAAATGATGTGCTATATCCAACCCCATTTATGGTGGAAATTCCTACAGACTCTCTAGGGTTAAAGAATACTTTATCATTTACAGTAGAATTAAATTTATCTAATGATTTGGGGATAGAGATATTGAAAGAATCTGGTAAGAAAGAAACTGCAGTACCAACTGTATGTGATGTTCCTGCTACTCCTCTTTCGATTCTTAAAATATTTTCATTTCTGAATATGCCAAGAACTTTTAAGGTTTCTGTTCCAATACCAATACTACTACCAACCGATATTTGCTCAGGAATTGGTTCCACATAAATTTCCGTTGTGATTCCGGATGATGTTATAGTGGATAAACATCTTGCATTTGCATAAGAAGGAACCGAAATTCTATGAGTTCCGTTTAATGTCGAAAGATTTGTTGAGAATCCAGATATGGTAACATAATCCAAACTCAAAAGATTATGATTTGGTAATATTGAAATTTTTATATCTTTGGAAGAATTCCAAGTAAAAATAGAATCTGGATATAAGGTTGAATTTATTTGTATACTATTAACTTCTTTACCTTTTATAGATTCTACTTCAACATCCAATCCACTTCCAAAAGTATTAGTTTCATCAAAAATGAGCTCATCACCAACTTTATAATCTACACCTGAACTTTGAATTTCTAAAGATTCTATTGAACCTGGTGTAACTGAAATAACTTCTATTTTTTGATCTAAAACATCACTTGTTTCATTGACAAAATCATAATTTGCATTTTTTTCCGATACCTTATATGGTAAGGTATTTCTTAACAACTTAGAATTATTTAAATCAAATGATTGATCTAGTTTATAATCAGAAGGCAATTGAGATCTATACTTATTACCTATGAAATATGGAAATTCATCAATAGTGGCATGATATACATAAATTCCATTTGGAAATAAATCATTCTTTTCATATCTTCCATTATATTCATCCAAATCACCATTATCATCGAATTTATAATCTTCAACAAAAAATCCATCATCAAATCCGGAAGGTCTATCTACAACATTTGAAGAATCAAGAGTGTATCCAGATTTTAGTGTTTTTACTCCTGCAGGTATTGCAGGATCAGGATATCCATATGGACCATAAATTGGATTTCCATCATATGCCCAACCAATAATCCCAGATCGTGAAGTTGCATCTTCTAAGAAAGCATTTCTCAAAGTTTCAAAATATTTTGAAACTGAATATTGAAGTTTATCATTTCCAGTTTTTAAAACCTCACCGTTAGGAAATCTTGTGTGATTGTCATTGACTGTTAATTTTCTTATTTGTGGATCAATAAAACAGTTTTTTCCTAAAGAAACTACTTCAATTCTTGTATCTGATGTAGAGTATCCAATACCCGGATTAATAACTTTGACTTCTGTTATTATTCCATTATTGACTATTGCTCTCAATTCTGCTCCAGTTCCTGATCCAGAAACTACCAAATCTGGAGTTGAATAATATTCAATCCCCTCATAACTGATTGAAACGTTAGTTATTTTATCACCAATAACAGTAGGAGTTAATTGAGCAAGTTTTCCATTTTTTATGTTAATCGTCGAATTATCTTTATAATTTAAAATTGTTGATCCATATCCAACTCCAGACTCATATACATATCCATCTATAATATTTCCCTTTACCACAGGAGTAGTTACTAGATCTTCATATTGTTGTGTAGATGTTCCGATTCCAGAAGTTGTGTATTTAATCGAAACTGAAATATCTGGATATGCAAAATATTGATATCCGGATCCAGTAGATTCCAATGTTTCAAAATAACCTCTTTCATAATTTGAAGGATTAGTTCCACCTACACCGGCATTACATAACCTAAATGAATCATTATCAGTTTTTAAGATATAATATTGATTTGCACTAGAAATTCCAGAAATAGCACTAGTTTCATAATTGTATGTTACAAGTTCACCGTCATTAAATCCATGATTCTCAAAATTGATTGAATTATCTGCGGTAGATATTCCTGCAGACTTAACAATTAATTTTCTATTTGTATATCCTTCACCACCATCAATAATTTTTACACTATCAATCTGTTTTTTAGTGGAAAGAGTCGAAAATCTATGACTTCCAGAAGATCCTGTGTAGATTCCAACAGGATTGATCCTAGATTGCTGATCACTTAAAGTATAATATAATTTTATTGTTTTATTATTAACAACTTCAACAAAATATGATGAATTATCCGGTAAATCAAAATTATATCCTGCTGTTCCAATTGATACTGGATTGTTACCCAAGGAATTGTAAATTACTTGTTCACCATTGACAAAATTGTGATCTGTCAAAAATGCAATTTCATCGGTTGTTTGACTGACACCACCACCATCAGAAGCTTCATCAGCATTGAATAGAACATCTCTAGGTCTAGAAACCAACACCGGTTCAATAACAGCTCCTTTTCCATTTCCACCAGAAATATCAATAGAAACAATTTTATCAATATTATAATTTTGAGTGTCTATGTAAACTTTTTCAAACTTTCCACTAATAACAGGTTGAATTTTTGCTCCACTACCATTATCATCAGAAACTTCAATAATTGGTGGATTAATTACATCATATCCATCTCCACCAGATAAAATATCCACATCCTCAATTGGACCATAATATACTGCATCACTAGATTTATAATTATGAATTTCTACTCCATTGATTAGCATTCCTGTGTTTCCAGGAGATGTAAGTTGACCTGAACCAGTTTTAATATTTTTTTCTAGTGGAAATTTTCTTAAAAGTTTTTGTATTCCAAGTTCAGAACCTTTTTGTGAGTTTAAAACAAAATTATGAGTTGCAATACCAGAAACTGGTACTGCAAATGTTATATTATTCTCAGTTCCTATTAATGATTGTGATCCGTATAATTTAAATTTATTATTTGTTACTTTTTGAACAAAATACGTCCCTGTGGTTAATCCAGCTAAAGGTTCTTCTTGAGATGAATAGTAAACCACATCTCCAGTTATGAAAGGTACATTTGTGGATACAAATGAATTATAAACATCATCTATAAGATCATCTAAACCTGCGATACTGTTTATTTCTACAGATTTAACATTTTCCTGAACATCAAAACGATAGTTATTTACTGTGAAATTTCTTACTCTTGATGGTAATGAATTGGATGCGATATATGCATACTCATCTTTATCAACATAAAGATTGAGAACATCAGATAATAGTGTATCAGATTCAAATCCAGATCCAGAAGATTGTGTTTTGTTTAATTTTCTTCTTATATCATAAAGTTCAGTGGATGTTGTAAATCCTACAGGGAGATTTTGTAAAGTTAGAGTATTTTGAGCAGTATCAACACTTTCAATGTAAGTTGGGGATGAAGTAGTGATTACAGTTTCAGTTCCTCTACTTAGTATTTCAACTTCATCTCCAGGTTTTAAACTTGACCGATCAATTACAGATGCTAATTTATTAGTATTATTATTGATTACTTCGTGTCTTGTACTTGTATTGTATATTAAAGAATTTGCGAAAATTTCTTTCCAATTTGAATTGGTGTTTTTAATCTTATCTCCAAGACTTTTAATACTAATTATATCACCTTCACTTACCCTGAAATCTTCACTATCTTCCGTTAAATCAGTAATTACTCCTAAAATTATTACTTCAACCTTTTTATCTGTATCACCATTCTCATATGAGAAATAACTATCGTTAGATCTAATGCTTGATGTTGCAGATATATTGGTAGTAATACCATTACATCCGAAAAATTGATTAATGCTCTTTCCTGTATAGGAAATTGTATTTGATCCGGAAATTAAAGTTCCTGATTCTGAAAAACTTAAAGTAGAATCTACTGTTAAAATAGTATCTCCTATTGATGCACTTTCAGTTAATCTTGTATTTGGAGTAATTGTAAAATTACCCTCTACAGAAGGAAATCCATTATTGTTAACAAAAAATTCAATTTTATAAAAAGTTCTGCCTTTTCTTGTGAATGGTTCTACTGCAGAAATAGCAGCTGTTGTGCCACTGTCAGTAGATTTTATGAGAGTTTCTCCAACAATATTTAAAGGTTCTCCAGATATTACCTCTACGATTGCAACTTCTCTTCTAACATAATTTGCAGAAGATGGTTTGACCAAGTATTCCTCCAAATTTATAATAGATGGAGATTCACCAAAAATGACCTTAAAAAGAATTTTTATTGCTTCGTCAGTTCCTTTGGATGCATAAAAATCCTTTGCCCTCTTTATAAAGTTACCAGCATCAATTTCTTTTGCGAAAGAAACGTTTTCTAATCCTGGTGTAAAAGTTGATTTTAATTTTCTATAAAATTCTTTTAAAAATAATGAACTTAAATTTTGAACAGATGCGTTATCCTGATGCTGTGCGGCAGTTGAAGTAGAAAATATTAAATCATTATTGATTGAACTTTGATCGTATTCACTAATTCCACTAAATCCACGAACGCAACCAGTAAAACTATTAGTTGTTATACCAGTATAGGTAATGATTTCATCATCTACCTTAAGTAATCCATATTGATTTGGAAAACCTTTTGTACTAGAAACTTCAATTATTGTATCAGTAGAAGTTACACTGCTACTTAATGTTGTATTATCAACAATAACTTCTGGTACTAAATTATCTACCCTTAAATATTGATCTAAATTATCACTAATATCAACAGGACCACCCTGATATTCTTGGGAAATATAATATTGCTTTAAAAAATCTACTGCTTTTGGACTCTCGTCCAAAATGAATTCCGGCAATTGATTAGAAACTATATCCTGAATCTTTACCCTAGATTCAATTCCAGTTTGTATCATACTACTTTCTTATTAAACTTCCGTTTGAATAACTTGATGTATAGAAATCACTAACAAATCTGGTTCCGGATATTTCATCACCAGATGCAATTACATCTCTTACCATATTTATTGTACTTTTGGAGATGTTTAAAGAGATGTATAAGTCTCTCAATCCAACAACATCATTAGATTCTGGAAATGCCTGAATTTCAATAACATCACCAGGAACCGAAGTTTCGGTAATATTCAATGGACCAAAAATAATTTCACCTTTTTCATAATCAATTCTTCCTACTTCTTTAGCAACAATTATCACATTGCCATTTTCATCTATTTTAAATACTGAAATAGATCCTGTTTTTGTGCCTATTGTATTGGGTCTATTCAGAAAAACATCAGATGCCTCTTGTGCAGTAGTTACTTGAGTTTGGCCCGCAGTAATATCTGGTGTATCTGTCAGATATACTGTAGAACTTTCTCCTGCAAGTTTAAATCCAGTAGATTTTATATTTCTTCCTTGAGGTTTTACATTAAACTTATTTCCAAAACATATTTCATATTGGGCAGGAATATTTAAGTCTGCTCTCAAGTCTCGACGAATAATGACTTTTGTTATATTTGATGTGATTGCAGTGCTAGTATTATCAATAACTTGTTGCGTTTTACTATATCTAAATCTTCCACCAAATTTATTCAAATCTAAAGATTCTGAATATTTTTGAAGAGAATCAGTAACCGATGTTTTTAATTCATCCAAATTTGATACTTGCGAATAATCATAGTAAACAGAACTATCCAATTCGACATAAAGGACTTTGAGGTCTGTTATTTTTTGATTAATTCCAGATACTGAATATTGCTTCAACTTCGATAAAATTTGTTCTTTATTGAAGTCAGAAACAAAACTACCATTTTTTGGTTTGATACTGATTTGAACAGTTCCAAACTGTGGAGGACTTAATTGCTCACCACCGACTACAGAAACTGATTCGGTGTTAGGATATATCTTTTTAATAATTGCTTCGTAATCTCTTGCTGTAACTGCTCTGTACTGCGATGAATACAATCTTGGAGCATAATACTTAACAGAGTCAATTGGCTCAATGTCACCACCATTAATTGATGATTGATTAGTTGTAATAGTAACAGTTCCTGGATCAATGATAGTTTTTGAGGTATCAGCAGCTTCTAATGTTCCGGAGAATGTAAAAGAAGATGCACCATTACCATCTCTTCCGTCTGTTACAATATAATCTACGGTAATATAATCTCCATCACCATCTTCACCTAGTTTTTTACCAATAATCCCATCACCAAATCTTAATTCATACTTTTCATCCTGAACTTCATTAATAAAGAAGATTCTTGAGTCTTTATTAACGTTAAAAATATTTTCCGAAAGAGTATATTCAAGACCTCTAGTATTTGGTGATGTGCTGATATAAACTTTAACCGTAGATGTATCAATAAAAGAATTATTTAAAACAAACTTTTGATCTAAAGATCCATCATATAAAAATTGTTTGGTTAAAAATATTCCTTGAAATACATTAATATTGGTAAAAGAAGCAGTTCCATTCACAACGTTTGCTGAAACGTCCTCTGGAATGGCAAAAGTATATGTAGAGTCATTGGCACTACCAACACACACTATACCTGCTTTGAGGGTCAATGTAGGGGTGTTTACGGAGGTTGTTACATCAAACGATATCTGTGCTGATGATGCTGTTCTGGAACGTGGTACGTATCCAATATTACCTGCTAAAGAAACAACATTTTCTCTCAATGTGGCAGAATCCAAAAAGGATTCGTTCACAACCATATTTGAGTTAAATGCTGTTATGTAAGTATTATATGCTAACGTATCGATCAAGACAGAAAAGTTAGACCCCTCAAAGTCAAAATCCGTGAATGTAGAATTCGCACGGAGATAATCTTTGATAGAAGTCTTTATCTGATCAAAATCTAGATTTGTATACTTTGTAAAAGGCATTTTATCTTGTTGCCTCTAAGAGGAATGAATATTCTTGTGTCGGAAACTCTTGACCAACAATATCAAATATAACCGTGATATTGAAAGTGTTCTCATCTGGTATTGGATCTACTTCAACAACCAAATTTTCTACTCTTTCTTCAAAGTTTTCAATTGCTATTTGGACTTGATCTTGAATTACAGATGCTGTGCCAAAATCGACAAATTCAAATAGAGTTCTTCTTACGTCAGAACCCAACAAAGAGTTAAAAAATCTCTCTGTTGGGATAGTTTCTACAATATTTCTCACAGAACGACGAATTGCGTTCTCATTTTTTAAAATAGGAAGGTCTTTTGTCACAGGATGGGGCTCAAAAGACAAACTAATGTCCTTAAATGCCCGTGATATCCTCTGAATTGCCATTGTTAAAGAGTTTTCTTAATTTTATTTATACCCCTATCCATAAATTGGTTCGGTTCCATACTCCCAATCATCATAATCTTCGTCATTACGAATATTCTGATGCAATTCTGCCTGTTTTTTCAAATTATGACGTTTTGGTCGATCGTGCATGACCTCTTGAAGCACCATTCCTTCGGGATCATTCGTCTGTTTTGGCAATGACCAGTAATCTGACGTTAAACTTGTTGTTCCCCACACTTCCTTCATGTAACTTACGTCTCTATCGACGGGTGAATTTGCCATTTTGCTCCTGTTTTGGAAAAACAGAACTTTTTTAGGGGTTACTATCCCTGTTTTTATTTATTTTTACCTATTCGGCATTAATACAACGGGGATCACATGGATTTTGACCGCAATTTTCGCATAATTCACGTTCTTTTGCAGTTTTCCAGAAATATTTGTCCTCACGACCCATTCCAAGACGGTCATGACCATTCTCAACCTGATAATATTGCGTCGAAACCTTAAAATCAGGCATTTTAGGATCAACAGGTGTCAAACTATTGTCAAAAATACGCATTCTGTTGTTTGGATACAGTCCATATTGTCCATTTTCAAGTTCAATCAGGTTATGAGACTTGTGTTCGGCAGGATTTTCAC